ATTAGAGTTGGCGCCTCTTTTCGCAGTCTATTTTGTAGAATGACTACATTTAAGGTACGTCTAAAACAAGAAAGAAGCTGTATAGAGGAATGACATACGGCATGAGAAACAAACTTATTTTTCTGTAGGAAAAATAAATACATTAAAACGAATAAGGAGCGGGAATACATGAGTGTACCTGAAATGCAAGAGGAATATCAATTTGGCTTCCACGATGACATCGAGCCCGTTTTTACAACAGGTGAAGGTCTCTCCGAAGAAGTCATTCGCGAAATCTCCCGCGCAAAAGGAGAACCAGAATGGATGTTGGATTTCCGTTTGAAATCGCTAGAAACATTCAGAAAATTAGAGATGCCCAATTATGGACCTGATCTGTCCGACTTGGATTACGATAAAATCAATTACTTCATCCGTTCAAGCGACAAACCAGCGCGCGATTGGGACGATGTGCCAGAAGAAATCAAAACCACGTTTGAACGTTTAGGGATTCCTGAAGCGGAACGTGCCTACTTGGCTGGTGCCTCTGCCCAATACGAATCAGAAGTGGTATATCACAACATGAAAGACGAGTTCACCAAATTAGGGATCGTCTTCACCGATACCGATTCAGCCTTGAAGGAGTATCCTGAATTATTCAAGGAATATTTTGGGACATTGGTTCCTCCATCAGACAACAAACTGGCGGCGTTAAACTCAGCGGCTTGGTCTGGCGGTACGTTTATCTATGTACCAAAAGGTGTGAAGACGGATATTCCGATCCAATCATACTTCCGAATCAACTCCGCGAATACCGGACAGTTTGAACGGACCTTGATCATCGTAGACGAAGGCGCAAGCATCAACTATGTTGAAGGCTGTACAGCGCCAACCTACTCTTCTGACAGCCTGCATGCCGCAGTCGTCGAAGTGTTCGTAAAAAAAGACGGCTACTGCCGTTACACGACGATCCAAAACTGGTCGAACAACGTCTACAGTTTGGAAACCAAGCGTGGACAAGCCCAAGAAAATGCGACCATGGAATGGGTCGACGGCAACTTAGGCTCAAAAGTAACCATGAAATACCCAAGTGTGTATATGGAAGGCAATGGCGCTCGCGGAACGATGCTGTCGATCGCTGTAGCCGGAAAAAATATCGTGCTGGATAATGGTGCCCGTATGATCCATAACGCACCAAACACTTCAAGTACGATCGTTTCAAAATCCATCGCGAAAGATGGCGGTGCAGTAGACTATCGCGGAACCGTCCGCTTCGGTCGGAACAGTGCCGGCTCATTCAGCCACATCGAATGCGATACGATCATCATGGACGACCGCTCAAGTTCAGATACGATCCCGTACAACGAAATCTTGAATGGGAATGTTTCTTTGGAACACGAAGCGAAGGTATCAAAAATTTCCGAAGAACAATTGTACTATCTGATGAGTCGCGGAATTTCAGAACAAGAAGCGACTGAAATGATCGTTATGGGATTTGTGGAACCATTTACGAAGGAATTACCAATGGAATACGCTGTAGAGTTGAACCGTCTGATTCAGTATGAGATGGAAGGCAGTGTGGGTTAATGCTTTTAAACCAATAAGTTGCAAGGGTTTTGAAGTGTGTTTATCTGATGTTGCCACAAAATTGCCACAAAAAATAGAGTGTCCTTTTTTGGATACTCTATTTTTATATATATTTTTCATAAAGTTTAAGTGCATCGTCTTCGATTTTTTGAGTTATGTGCAAGTATATATCGGCGGTCATAGTTATTGTACTGTGTCCAAGCCGGGCGCTAACATATTTCAAATTTGCTCCAGCTTCTAACAAATGTACCGCATGGCTGTGTCTCAGTGCGTGAGGAGAAAGAATCGGGACGTTTGCTCGCTTACAAGATGAGGTCATAAAGTCGCGTACAACAGAATGTCTTAAATAATTCCCGTTCTGGTTAGAAAAGATCATGTTTCTATTTTTGGGGGCTGCGTATGTTTCGTATTTCAGTATACATTCATTTTTATTAACTTTATGTTTTTTTAATAATAAGGCTGTGTTATTATCAATTTTAATTTTTCTAACGCTAGATGTTGATTTAGGTGACGTAATGCTTGCGTTATTGTGATCGTCGTATGATAGTGATTTGTTGACTGATAATATATTTGTTGTTAAATCTATATCTGACCATTCCAGAGCCAAGGCTTCACCTAAACGCAAGCCAGTGCGCGAAAGCAATGTAAATAATACATAATATTGGATTGAATGACCATATTTTCCCATTTTGTACTTAGATAAAAAAGTTAAGAGAGTATCAAGTTGATTTTTTGTATAGAACTTCAATTTTTCAGGTTCGTTTTTGTTCGGAATCTTAACCTTGCTAGCTACATTCTTTTCAAGATATTCTAACTCATATGTGGCTGTCTCTAAAGCGTCTTTTAGCACTGTCAAATTAGAACGCACGGTATCTTTTTTTTGATTTTTTTCTTGACCTAAATAATTTACCCACGTGACAACATCAGCTCTAGATATTTCATTCAAGCGCATCATTCCGAAAGTAGGTAAAATATGCAATCTAATTGATCGTTCTAACCTTAGATATGTGGCTTGTTTTACATTTGGCTTCTTAAATGTTTCTATCCACTCTTTCAAATAGTCTTCAACTAATTTATTTCCACCTGCTAAGTCAATTCCGTTTTTTCGCTGCTTGTCTGCTTCGTTTGCAGCTGTTTGAGCATCTCTCTTTGTTCTGAATCCACTTTTAGAAATTTCCTTGAACTGGCCATTGGATTTGTATCGAATACGGTAGCGCCACTTTCCATTTGGTTGTTGCTTTATACTTGCCATCTCAAAACCTCCCTTCTCAGGTAAATTTAATAACAAAACTAAGTTTTCTAAAACACAACCTTGCCAATAATTTTTACACCTTCAGAAGCACGTATATCTTCGTAGTCCTTATTTAACGAAACTAGTCTTATGCAATTGTTTTCTAAGTATACTTTCTTTATAAAAGCTTCATTTCCAATAGTGACAACCATCAAAGCTCCGTTTATAATTTCATCCATTTTCTCAACGAAGATAATATCGCCGTTCTCAAAAACAGGTTCCATTGAATCTCCGTCTACTTGAAAAGCTAAGTCGTAATGCCTAGGTAATTTTCCGTAGTAAGTAATTATTTCTGCACAATTCGGATCTAAGTCTACTACACCGCGACCAGCAGATACTCTAGATTGCAATTTTATGTCATGTTGCTGTTTATCTTCCTTATAACTATCAAGACTAACTACATTTTGATTGCATTGCTCTTGCAATAACGTTTTAGCGTAAGAAAGAACTTTGTGTTGTCTAGTTAATTCTAATTTTGCCGAAACATCTTTAATTTCAGATAAAGTAGTAGTTTGTTCTTCGTTATGATTACTATCTAAACCCAGAAGATTTTGAGGCGTTGTTCCTAACGCAACAGCAAATTCATTAATTTTATTAATTGGAAACTGCCTGGTGCGATTTTCATATCGGGACATAGCAGACTTTGCAACACCTGTTAAAGAAGCAAGTTCACTTGATGTCATCTTTCTTTGTTTTCTCAATTCAATTATTAAACTCATTATTTCATCGTTGCTTCTCATATTTTTCACCTCTCTATTGATATGATAATACAAGAATGATTCCCAATAGTCAACATAAATGTGCTATTTGGGAACAATAAGTTGACATTCGGGAATAGCGAAAGTATACTAAAGGCACATTCATGAATGAGTTAAAAACAAATGAGGTGAATTTAATGAAGTTTGATTTAAATAGACTGAAAGCTGAAAGAGTTGCAAAAGGTTACTCGCAAGAACAACTTGCAAAGAAATTGAAGTGGACAAGAAGCGTCTATACAAAAAGGGAAAATGGTTCAGTCCCTCTAGGAGTTGACGAGTTGGCTGAGATAGCCACGGCTTTGCAAATTCCGGAGGCTAGAATTGCAATTTTTTTTACTTTCTAAGTTCCCGAATGGCAACTTTATTTACTAGAGGAGGTTAGCGAATGGAACAGAGACAGTTACCGATGTCTGTAAATATTCAGTTGGACAATCGATATATGGAGAAATTTGCTAAAGAGTATTTAAATGAACTGTTTGACAGATTTTTAAAACCTGAATGGTTGACAATCGCTGATATGGAAAAAATCACACGTCGTAAGAGAGCGTGGATAATGGATTACATTGTTTATGATCCGTATGTAAGAAACAACAAATTGGCAAAAAGAGATACAGATGGCAAATGGATTTTTGATGCTGAAAAGATTCGGCCATTTTTAAATCGTCTATTCAATGATTTGCCTGATTACTAAAAAATAAGAAGGAGACAACAGCATGAATCAATTAACACAAACATTAACAAGTAATGAAGTCGCAGAAATGATTGGTACGACAAATGGCGAATTGATGAAATCCATCCGCACTTACATTGGCTATTTAGCCGAAGGGGAAATTCCCTCGGGCGATTTCTTCATTGATTCAACGTACAAAGATTCAAATAACCAAGAACGACCAAATTACCTGTTAACTAAACAAGGTTGTGAAATGGTCTCAAACAAACTGACAGGCCCTAAAGGCGTTCAGTTCACAGCTAAGTATGTCAGTCGCTTCAACCAAATGGAAAAACACATCAAAGAACAACTAGACACATCAAACTTAAGCCCTGAGCTTCAATTTATGAATAGTGTCGTGCAGTCGTTGGCGAAACAAGAACAAGAAACGAAGCGTATCGAAAACAAAGTAGATAGCATTACTGAAATTGTTGCTCTTAACTCGACCGATTGGCGGAAAGATTCACGCACACTTATCAGTAAGATGGCTAAGGCGCAAGGTGGCTATGAAGCTTACCGGGAAGTCCAAGCGGATATTTACCAAGAGTTAGACCGCAGAGCAGGATCGTCACTGAAGACACGCGTTACGAACAAGCGACGTCGAATGGCTGATGAAGGGGCTTCAAAATCCAAACGCGACAAGTTGAGTAAGTTGGATGTAATAGCTGAAGACAAGCGTTTACTAGAGATTTACCTAGCGATTGTCAAAGAGTTCGCGGTTAAGTATGGCGTATGGGATAACGAATTTTAGGAGGGAATAGTATGAATGAAGAAAAACAAAAACAGCTAGAAAGCATTGCAGACAGACTTTTGGAGAAGGCAGCTGAAATGAACTCTCTAGCAAATGAGATTTATAAATTAATCGGTCATATCGATGACTAAGCAACCTCTATTGATTCCTTGTTTAATAGAGTCGATTGTTTTTTTAGCAGAATCTTTGTAGCGATAAGTTTCACTAGTTGCAACTATCTCATTGTTTGCGGATTTGAGAACAAAGTAGTATTGACCATCTGTCGCTTTTCGAATAACAAAATACATTTTATTCACCACCTTATCAGCTATTTCAGTCTGTCACACTGATAAGGAAATTATACCAAAAATAACCCACACGGAAGGAGTAAACCGTATCTTGGAAGAGATCTTGATTGTTCTAATTGCTTTAATTATATTCACCCAGATATTTGGAAAATTACTTGGAGTTACTTATAAATTTTTAATTAAATCTATCATATTTAAAAACAAAAGAAAAAATGACGAAGAATGAAATTACGTTAGTTACTAAAGAAAATGTACTCTCGTCCAACGCTGATGCCAATATCAATGTAGGGTATGATGCTGCAATAAGTTTTTGTAAAAAAATTGCTATTTTATCCATTTGATTTTTCGTTAGAAATTTTATTGCTTGTAAAACAAGAAGAATTATTACTGAGAACGCAAAAAATATTAACAACATAATACCTACAAAAAAAGCAGTATTAAATACTGATAACAAATCTATTTTTGAAAAGTTATTAAAAATAGAGTTCTCAACAATCAATTCGGAAAACAAAGAAAGATATATTTTTGAGAATCCCCTTAAAGAAAAGCAAGTACCAATAAATATGCAGATTGATATAAAGATTTTAAAAATGTCTGAAATTGTAATGATAATTTTTTCTCTCACTCTGACACCACCAGTTTTTAAACAATTATACAACAGAAAGGAAGTACCACATGAAAAATAAAAAAATCGCACTAGGAGTTACCGCTGCATTGTTTCTAGGATCAACTGTAGGATTCGCAGCAGGCGCTGGTTTCTTCGATAACGCAACAACTGTTGAACAGAACATCTACAAACTGGCTAACATTGCTACGCAGAACAAACAGAAGGCAGCAGACGTTCAAAGCAAACTTGATCAAACGACTGGGCAACAAAAGAACCTGCAAGATCAACTCGACAGTTTGAAACAGCAATTGGTAAACAAACAAAACGAGGTCAATGCGAAGCAGTCTGAAATTGAAGCCAAACAACGTGAAGTCGAATCTAAGCAACAGGAAGTCACGCAGAAACAGCAAGAGGCGGATAAGCTGCGTAATGAACTATCTAACGCTCAAAATGATTCAGCACAAAAAGACGCACGCATGGCGGAGTTGGCAAATTTGAGCCAACAAAAAGTAAACGAGTTGGGCCAGTAGGAGGATAAAAATGGATCAAAAAGAACTGAACAGCATATTAGCTAAGCACAAGAAATGGTTGTTTGACGAAGAAGGCGGCGAGCGTGCCGACTTATGGGATGCCGACTTATGGGGTGCCGACTTACGGGATGCCGACTTACGGGGTGCCGACTTATGGGGTGCCAACTTACGGGATGCCGACTTACGGGGTGCCGACTTACGGGATGCCGATCACGACTCGTCAACGGCTTTTCTACCCATTCAATGTCCGGAAGAGGGATCATTCGTTGCCTACAAGAAAGCAAAAGGTTTGGTTGTAAAGCTATTAATCCCAGATGATGCCAAACGGTCAAGCGCCACATCCAGGAAATGTCGTTGTGACAAAGCGGAAGTTATCGAAATTATGAAACCTGATAAAACGTCTTCGAATCTAACTTCTGTACCTAGCACCTATGATCCGGATTTTGTATACGAGGTAGGGAAAACAGTAATAGTTTCTGATTTTGAAGAAGATCGCTTTGTTGAATGTGCGGCAGGGATTCACTTTTTCATCACGTTCGATGAGGCGAAGAAATATTAGTAGGAGGTTTAAAGATGAAAAAACTCTATTGGCTCCGTAGAACAGGAGCAATGCTATTGGCGTTCGGGATAGGTGCAGCACTAACAGGAAGTATTCCAGAATGGTTAAAGGCAGTTTATGTAACTGCAGTGTTCGGATTGGTACTTATCTATGACGTAACTGAATACGAAATAAAAAAGCCAACCGAGGGGGCTGACTATGAGTAGAAAAGAAGCTTTGCAAATTGGGAAAACGATCGCTGATCGGTGGTATCAACGAAACGAATCAACAATCTTAGCAAAACAGAATATCGAGCGCAGGAAAGCGTGGGAACAAAAAAAGCTCACTACGCCGGCAAGCAATTAGTGAGCAAACAAAGAAATATTGATTTGAGGTGATTATAACATGTTTGATTACGATACATCAATGGCAGATCCCGACAATCACTCATTTATTAATGTCAGTGAGTCTACAAAGGAAACTGTTAAAGAGTCTAGAAAAAATGATCTAGGGCAAAGCCTTGAATATTTCCAAGATGATAACGGTGCAACAGTCGCATACAGCGATACAGTGTATCGCTTGTCTATTCAAACAGAATTAGGTCGTATGCATTTTTTAGTTCTTTTCGAGAGTGCACAAGAGTTGCTGGACGAATTCCAGATAGAATTACTTGAGGCTTCTTTAAATAAATATAGTGACGGGAAAGCTTTTATAAAAGAAATGGAGGAGATATTCGGTGAGTGAGAAAAAGACTTTTGAAGAAATATCTCAAATGAATTTCGAGAATGATATAAAAACAAAAGAAGGCGGAACTGACAAAAAGACTGGCGAAAAAATCTACCTAAAATATCTAAGCTGGGCAGCAGCGCATAAAATCATGAAGCTCATAGATCCTGATGCTGAGATTATTGAACACGAATTTGAGCACTACCATGTGATGAGTGGTCAGCAACAAGACTTTCTAATCACTGAATTGAAGCCTTATCGACAAGCGGGAGACGGATATATGGTGAAGGTATCGGTGGTTCTTTTCGGTAAGATTGAGACTGAAAATTACGCGATTATTAATTTTAGAGGCCAGCCAATCTTGAAACCTACTTCGACAGATATCAATAAAGCATTGAAGAGGGCTTACGTCAAAGCACTAGCCAAACATGGCATTGCAATTTACCTATATGAAGGAGAAGACCTTCCAGATCAACCAAAAATCGATGTTAAAGAACTTGAAAAGATAGAAAAATTACTAGCTGGATTAGATGAAACTACAGGTAAAGATAACAAAAAAACATTAATAAACACTGTAAATAAGTATACGGTTCAAGATTCTCGTCTAGGTAAGAAAGTCAAAGAACTAGGTGAAATGACATATGACCAAAGCGGGCTCTTTAAAATTGCTGTAAACAAAATTCAGTTAGATTTTGAGAAGCAGTCTAAGGACAAGAAGTGACTCTATGTTAAATATCCGAATCGTAGGCAAGCAGTCTAACGGAGATTTTGTTGTCCGACCGATTGATGACAGTAAAGAGGAGTTAGAATCTCTCGTCAAACAGCGTAAAACGTTGCTGACGGCACAGGCGTTCAATCCAAATAAAGTAACTCGCCCACAACAGAAAATCGCTCACGCGTTGATTAGAGACGTTGACAGCTATACAGATAATGAATGGTTTATACAAAATACTGAAGATGATTTAAAAATTAAGTTTTGTATTGATCGTGGTTTTTCGTATGAGAAGTTATTCTCACTGTCAAACTGCAGTAAAGATTTAGCAACACAGTTTATCTCATGGTTGGTTGAATACTGCTTTCATTATGATATTCCATTCGACGGCAAAGATTTGTATTTGGTCCATGACACAAATAGAAAAATGTTCTTGTCAGCACTCCACAATCGCTGCTTTGTAACTCAAGCTCGCCGTCAGGATGCCGTTCTACACATCCACCATGTAAATGCTGTAGGGATGGGCAAACGTTCAAAAGTGGATCATCGTGGACGCTACTACATGATATTAAGGGCTGAGCTTCACAATGAAATACATCAGCTTGGGTACGACGAGTTTTGCAAAAAATGGCATGTAGGAGCGATCAAACTCTCTGATCAACAAGTATTAGACTTCGGTCTTATGAGTGAAAAGCACATGAAAGAACTGGATGATAATCCAGATTATGAAATAAAAGATTGGCAGTTGCCGGATTAGGAGGGAGCAAGTGTCTGATAAACAAAAACGTCGCTATTACTGGTTAAAGTTGAAAGAGAACTTTTTCGAAGAAGACACAATTGAATGGCTTGAGGAACAGCCTAATGGAAAAGAATATTGTCTATTTTATTTGAAACTTTGCCTTAAGTCGTTAAAAACAGAAGGGTTATTAGTTAGAAACGTAGGCAATCTAATGATTCCGTACGATCCTGAGTCGCTGGCTAAGTTGACGAATTCAAAAGCAGATACCGTTAAAGTTGCAATGGATTTGTTTAACAAAATTGGACTCATAGAAATTATGGATAGCGGTGAAATATACCTGAACCAATTAGGCGAAATGGTTGGTACAGAGACAGAATCTGCTAGGCAAAAACGGCTACAACGATCAAAAGAGGACAATGTCCGGACATTGTCTGGAAAAGGTCGCCTAGAGTTAGAGAAAGAGATAGAGAAAGAATTAGAGATAGAGAGAAAAAAAGATATTACGCCTTCGAAAACGAAGGCTAAACCTACGCGTCATAAATATGGGGAATATAAAAATGTTTTATTAAGTGATGAACAACTTGAGAAGCTGAAAAAAGAATTCCCCGCTGATTGGGAAGCGCGTATAGAAAGAGTGTCTTCTTACTGTGAATCCACAGGCAAATCATATAAGAACTATTTTGCAACAATTAAGAATTGGGCGAAAAAAGATCATGCGGGTAATAGATATGGAAACAAAAGAGTTGAGAAATTGCCTAGTCATATAACTGAAACACCAAAGAAAGTTGAACCAGAAATAGATTGGGTGGCTGAGGCAGAAAGATCTCTCGCTGAAAGAGGTGAGGATAGTGAATGACTTTGAACTGTTGAAGGCTGTTCATAACAAATTGCCACAAGCTTATAAAGAAGTGCAGGTCCCATATCTAAAACGATATAGCCAGTTTCTCGCTCAAGGTGGAGGCTTTACAGATGAACGTGCGAAGCAACTATTCAGACAGTATTGGGTTGGTTATTTCATCTTTCACTATCAGCAAAAACAGAAAGAATATGACTTTTGGGAATTAAACGCCCGGCCATATGAGGTGCAACTTGAATTTGCTAAGAAAATGTATGCGCAACTTGTGGAATCCAACGGAAGATGAAGGAGAAAGAATGAGCCTTTACACACTACATTTAGAACCCAAACCTCAGTCAAGACCTCGATTTGGGAGAAACAGAGCTTATGAAGACGGGAAAATGACGCAATGGAAAAGAAATTGCGAGAGTCAATTACGATTGCTGAATCCTAAAATAATCCCAAATGGGCCTGTATACGTTTCTATGACCTTTTACATCTATCCGCCTAAACGGATAGCAGAGGTAAAAAAGAAACACTTAGAACTCGAATCAGAGACGATCTATGTAGACAAGCGACCAGACATTGATAATTACATCAAAGCTATTTTGGACTGTAGTAACGAAATCCTTTTTAAGGATGATGGGCAAGTCGCGGCATTGTCATCACAAAAGCTGTATTCACTTGATCCACGAATAGAGATTGAAATTTATGAATTGGAGTGATTGTACATGAAATTACCTAGAAATGAACAAGAGACGATTTTCACTTATTCAATCAATGAAAATTGGCACCTATATACAGATGTGCCTAAACATATCAGAAAGTATTTACCTCTCGTAAAATCCCCTAAATTAAAGGAAGAAAACGGGGAAATAATCGCTTTAGAGGGTTTCATTGATGGAAATGTTTCCGCGCGAGCAAAAAGAGTGATGTCAGATGAACAAAGACAAGCTGCCGGTGAAAGATTAAAAGCAGCAAGAAACAATTCAGAGGAGGATGCATAAATGATCAACAATGTAGTTTTGGTCGGGCGATTGACAAAAGATCCTGACCTGCGATATACAGCGAGCGGTACAGGGGTTGCTACATTCACTCTAGCGGTGAACAGAAACTTTACGAATCAAGACGGAAACCGAGAAGCAGACTTCATCAATTGTGTGATTTGGCGTAAATCTGCCGAAACTCTTGCGAACTATGCACACAAAGGAACGTTGCTTGGAGTCAATGGACGTATTCAAACACGCAGCTATGACAATCAACAGGGACAACGCATCTATGTGACTGAGGTTGTTGCTGAGAATTTTCAATTATTGGAATCAAGAGGCACGAATCAACAACATAAAAATAACGAATCAAATAACTCAACTGGTAGTCAGCCGGCTAATAGAAATAACAATCAATCTGACGATCCTTTCAGTGGTTTATCAATTGACATCAATGACGATGATCTACCGTTCTGATTATGGATCAAAGGAAAAGATTAGCTGAGCTATTAAGCCGGACAGATTATTGGACGAACGAAAGAGTCTTTAACGAAGCTGAAAAAATCTATAAAAATATGGTGGCGAAGAAAATGCAAAATAAGAAAAGAGATCGGACAGGCGAAAAGTATGGGGAATTCACTATTATTCGACCAGGAGAAATCGACAAAGAATGGGTAGCTAGATGTGCCTGCGGTAAGGAGCGATTAGTGAAGAATCAGAATATGTCGAAACTCACGCATTGCAAAAGCTGCGCGGCAAAACTTCGAATGCAAAAGCGTACAAAGAAACCTAAAAAGCCGAAGAAAGACAAGTTTACAGAAAGACAGAACTGGATGGCACCAAAGCGGCCTAAATTCAAATTGGATGTTCTATATGAGTTGAACTACTCTCAATGCAATTTCCCATGTGTAGGAAAATTGATTAATGAATATGGTAAATCGGCAAGTTTTGAAGTCGTGGAATATCATGACTCGGACAAAGCGGTTTTGCGAATGCTAGGCTATCGTATATCTGTCAAAAAGAAAGCAGCGTTGGAATTATGCAGGGTATAAAAGAAATATTCTGGTCCAACGTCAACTGGCATCGTGTGAACAAAGACTTAAGTTGGACGGAATTAGTCGGAGGGCAAACAACAGGAGCAGTGAATAAAACCGGGAATATCACTTTGGAGACGGTACAACAAATCGCGAAAAAGTTAGATATTACTGACTATGCAATTCTTTTTGAAAGTTGGGAAGAGTAATTCTTCTAATGCTTAAGAAAGGGTGATAAACGTGGAAATGAAAGAGAGTTTTATAAATTCTGTCATTCGTAACATGGAGCCTGAACTTGAAGTTAATCAACTTAAGAAATTGAAAATTGTACTAACGATCAATTTAAATCATGTACGTGTAGAAAAAGAGAACACTGATCTAGTCATATACGATGAATCGGGTGACATTGCTGCATACAAACAGTATTTTGTGTCAATGAAACTGCGCAATTTATCTAACGGCACGATAGAACTCGCTATGAGGACGATCGACGCCTTCCAAAGATCAGTGAAGAAACAATACAAGGACGTAACAACTCAAGATATTCGATTGTACATCGCGTACCGCGACATGAAGGATCATTTATCAAGCGCCACTTTGAATCGTGAACGCGGGTGCATCTGCAGGTTCTATACTTGGCTGTTCGAGGAAGAATATATCCCTAAGAACCCAGCAAAACGTGTTGAACCTATTAAGGTGGAGAAACGACTGAAAAAAGCCTTCACACCGATTGAAGTGGAACTAATGCGGAACGCCTGCAGGAAGCCAAAAGAAAAAGCAGTGTTTGAACTATTGCTAAGCACGGGTTGTCGAGTCACTGAGTTAACTATGCTAGCAATGGAAAATTACGACCAACAAAGAGGGACCATTACAGTGATTGGAAAAGGCAATAAGGAGCGCACGGTCTTCGTCAACGCTCGCGCTAAAGTGGCAATTGATAATTACTTAATGATTAAACCGCATTTTGAAGGTTCGATCATTTGCGGCCTTCATGGAGTTGGAACACAGATGACTTCGAATGGCATTCAAAAAATGGTCAAAGAGATTGCAAAGCGTGCTCATGTAGCTCACGCGCATCCGCATAAGTTTCGAAGAACTGCAGCAACATTCGCTCTGAAGAGAGGAATGAGCCTAAACGATGTAAGGCGCTTTCTTGGACACACGGATGTTGATACGACGCTGCAATATATTGATACTAGCGGATCGGATCTGAAGTTAGAACATGAGAAGTTTGTCGCATAAAGCTCAACAGTTTGGGGCATTAGCGTAGGTTTGGAAAGGAACACATATGTCATATAAAGAAAAATGGATCAATGTTGGTTTTGATGAAGGCTATCTTTCCGCCTTGAAGGATGTTCTGAATTACACCATAGAGTTTGAAAACAATTCTGCCGATTCATTAATAACCAATATGAGACTCAGGAAGAGAGACTTTTTGAAATATTGGGAAGAAAATGAACTAGATTTTATTAAAGAAGACGAACTGAATAAAAAAGCATTAGAAATTTGGTTAATGTAACTTACACTATCGGAGGATACAGAGGAGGTTTAATTTTGGAAAGACAGTTGCTTGAATGCAAGTATTGTAACCAAAAGGCGTTAATGCATGTTGACGATGAAGGTTCTTTTGGAGGAATGGGAGTGTCTTGGGATCACTACATTTGCAAAGTGTGCCTTAGCGAAAAAGATGTTTCAGTCAAATGGGATAACGAAATCATAAAATGGACAAAACGCGATCAATTTATGGTTCGCACTGACGATGATGTACGAGAATTTTATCATTCATCAGTCAGCTAACGACGTGAATAGAGGAGGAAAAACAATGAAGTTTAGAAAGAAACCAGTAGTGATTGAAGCTGTAAAATTTGAAGGCTTTATGTCTGTCACTGGGCAAGTTGTCTTTAGTGAACGTCCTATATGGATTAATGATGCAATCGGAAAAGAGATTCGATTTTTCGATAGAGAGAGTACACTCACAATCCAAACATTAGAAAAGTCCATGTATGCCAAGGTAGGAGACTACATTATCCGCGGTGTACAAGGTGAATTGTATCCGTGTAAACCTGATATTTTCAAAGCCACCTATGAAGCAGTGGAGGACGGCGAATGAATATAGAACATACAGCTTTAGATGAAAAAGGATTTTTGGAAAAAAGTATCAGTATTAAAAAATTGGAGAATGGGCATTACCTTGTGACAGCATACGAACTACCCACAGGGAAAAAGAAAGAAAAGGCGATCACTATGGAGTTTACGCAAAATGGAATTAATGCCTTATTGGGTGGAATGATGGCGGCAAGTGGGAACGTACCAGTTTTACCTGTCAGCAATCAAAAGTTCCAGTAACCAATAATATTAATGAAAATAAAAAGAACGTAGTTAACGTTCTTAGTCCTGTCGGAAACCTATTGGCTTAGGAGGATTGTTCAACTCATTTAAAACTTGCTCACCGAGTTCCGTTAGAGTAATTGGAACTGAACGATCTGAAGCAAATACTTCAATGTGATTACTATCAACTTGGGAAATTGTCATATTAGCAAAATAGTTTTTGCTGTAGCCATCTTTTAACGCCGAGTATAATCCTGACTCCATTGGCTGATTATGTTCAGCTAATTCTCCATCATTTTTCACTAGTGTTAATAATTTTTTCATCACTTTATCACTCATTGGATATCACCTCCTTTAAGTATAAATTGATAATAATTGAATAGTAAAAATCCAAAAAGATATAAAAAATCAAAAATCATCGATTTATTGAGGTTGTCTATGTAGGTTGTTTAAACTTTTTAAAAGCATTTTTTGTACTTTCACGGATTGATCTAAGAGTTTATTGATTTCCTCGTTACTTTGATAAGATATAAGGATTTCACCGTTTGCAAAACATCTAAGATCAAGAACATCATCTCTAAGATTGTCAGTATTAACCTCTTCTTGATTTTTAGTAAGTAAATTAATTATACGGTTATGGGCTTCTTGAATATCAGTTAATTTACTAACTATATCATGAAAATTTTTGGCATGTAAACTGGTATCCAAAAGGCATGAAAGGTCTTCTTTCACATTACTTGGTAGAGACCATTTGACTAATAGACTATGATCGGAAATGATTAGCGAGTTTAAATCTAAATTAAAGGATTTAGCAAGTTTACCCAATTTCTCATTGTCAGGACGTCTGTCACCCGTTTCGTACTTAGCGTAGGCTGCCTTTGTTACTCCCCATTTATCAGCCATTTCTTGTTGAGTCATTTGGTGAACAGTCCTTAAAATTAATAATTTGCTCTTAAAATTCATTTTCAATCCTCCTATATTTGGTGGCGAAGCGCCATCTTTTTATAAAATTAAGATACCATGACGTTGACGTTTTGTCTATAAGGTATTTTTATTTGCTTGAAGAAGTATACCACATACAGTTAGTAATTTATTTTTAAGTTAACTAACTCAGCCTATCAAGGAAGAATCCATGTGATCATTAATCAACTTTTTGATCACATAGAAATTTAGGAGGTATGAAATGAACGAACTGAAATATATTGAGAGTTTTAGTAAAGAGGAAATACTTGAAAAGATGCAAAATTATCTGAATGAAGTAGAGGCAGATATAGAGAATCCTCGAAGTGATGCAGACGATGAATTTGTAGGATCGATAAAAAAAGAAGTGTGGCTATTAGCTATACAATTAGCAAAACAGATAGACGAACCGCAGAAAGTCACAGTGCCAGCATTTGTGGCAGAGAAAATGAAGCGTTATAAATCTGCTTTGTGGATGTTGTCTAGTGAATATTTTGATACTTCATTAGAAGTAGATAGTGACGAGTTGACCAACTGGATTGATCAAAACAGTGAAAAGTTCTTCCGTGCTTGGCTAGACGGCTACGAGATCGAGGAAAAGCCGAAGTGGGTGGTTAAGCGAAAGGACAACGGGAAATATGTTGAGTCACTTGCGCTAGGAAAAGGAATTGGTTTGATTGCTGAAACAACGGCTTCTCTTCAAGAAAATGCTTATAAGTTAAACAGTAAGGATCAAGCAGATGCTGTAGCAGTGCTAATTGATGGAACAGTCGAGAAAGTGTAGGTGTGATCGGATGGAATCACTTTTTGAACGAGCTGAAGAAATGGCTCAAGAAAAATATCGGCAAACGTTTGATTATGCGACAAGAAATATAGGAGTCGCTTTTCGAAATGTTCTCAGAGAAAACAAGTTGCCAGAACCGCAATATAAAGAAACGAAGTTGAACGAGAATTATCTGGAAGAAATGATCAGCTACATGGAGATAATTCATCAAAAGGACTTGAAAGAGGTGGCGGAATGAAAGTAAATCCTATTTTCAAATTTGCGCTATTGGTTTTGCTGGTTCTGTCACCAACCCTAATTGGAGTGTTTGGTTGTATTTTTACGGACTGGGACAATGATAAGGTTGCAGGCATAGTGATTCTTGTCTATATGGTCGGAACACTATTCATTCTATTGCTAGCGTTTTTGTGGGTGTTCATTTTTGAAGATAGTTATGATGAGTGGAAAAAGCTTCAAGAAAAGAATATCAATAAACGAGCAATCCATGATAAAGAAATGAAACGACTGAAAGAAGAGATGGAAGAAATGCGGCGACGGTTAGATGATCGTTGGGACAATTTTTAGTTCAGCTAACCGACCCAATTGCATAAAAAAAGACCGCAACCTATGAGGTGGCTGCGGTCAATGAGCTGGACATTGAAAGGATCAATAAAAAAGGAGTACCAGCTCATATGTATTGTACATCAAATAAGAAGTGGAAGTGAAACATATGATACCCGATATCGAAATCGGTAAAATTTATAAAACATCTGATGCAAGCCCGCCAGCGTTTGCCAAAATCACAAAAATTTCTAATCATGATATTTGGAACGATATCTTAGAAGATGACGAATTAACGCAGCTTGCATGGGGAGATTGGTATCAATGGGCCAATAAAAATATCTACTGCCATTTTGGAGCTGGATTCGACACGTATAGGCTGGTTCCGGCAACCAAAGAAGAAATTGCCATTTACGAAGATAAAGTTAGAAAATATCGATCGGAGGAAAACAATGATACCGAAGTTTAGAGCTTGGGTAAAACCAGGAGTTTTATCAAACCATCCCGACGGAGTAGTTGCGGATGCAAAACCCGACTTTTTAGGAATGGAATGCTTAGTAAAGAGAGACGATTTAAAAGGTAAAAAGTGCTTTACTGAAATATTTGATTTTGAAGACATCGAACTCATGCAATCAACAGGACTGAAAGACAAGAACGGCGTGGAGATATTTGAAGGGGATGTAGGATGGGATGACCACTTAGAAGTAAATGGAAAAGTAATTTACGATGAAGGAAAATTCATTTATGAATGGGAAAATATCTGCGACGATCTCTGTGAAGTTAATGCTGATATAGATGTTATCGGCAACATCTATGAGAATCCGGAGTTGTTGGAGGCGATAGAATGAAACTAAAAGAACTAATCGAGCAGCATACGTTAAAAGTTGTTTTGTGCGGTCACTGCGAATGTGGAGAGCGCAAATATGATTTGATTACAGATCATAATCTCGCTTATCCACCAATTCATGAGTCGACTATTTTAGAAGTTAAGCCAGAGTTGTTGGGGGTGCCGAAGTGAAAGATGAATTTATGGTTAGGTACACAAATAAACACGGTTTAGGCTGCACGATAGTCGTATATGCTGCCACGATGTTTGATGCAAAAGAAAAAGCTGAAAAAGAACTTGGTGATTACTTAAAGTCCATTAATGAGATTGTCAACTGTTCATTTGCACGAGAATTGATTCGCAGTCAAGACTTTGAGTAGATCCGGGATCGTCGCCAATTAAGGAGGAACTGTAATGAATGACGAGGATATTCATGACCTCTTAGAAAAGATAAATGAGAAAGATATCGCTAGAAATAGTATGCGAGAACTTGCTCAAAATTTAGGGGCATTCCGTAATCAGTTAGCCATTGAGGGATTTAGTGATGCTGAATCATTTGCTTTAACTTCTGTTTTTATGGCGACTACTATTAGCGCTAGTCAAAAGTAAGACTAAGTTATTTAAGCACTATATATTGTACGCGAAAATACGTTCCCACGATATATTGTGGATAAACCTGTTAATATGTGTATAACAAATACTTTGGGGAATAATTTGATTGGGAGGAAACGATTTGGAAATTCAAGTACATGAACTGCCAGAATCTCAGCTAGATATGATCGCTGAGAAAGTAGTTGCTAGGTTAGTGGAAGCGACTAAGCAAAGGCGAAAAGAGCTAAGGTCCAATTCATACCATAATACAAGGACGCTCTTGAGGAATTACTACAGATTAAAAACTCACTGCAAAATAGTAGAGGAGCAAGTCGAAGAGGATTTCGCTTCAATGTGGAATGACTGGCGCTTTGATGTAGATAGTCTACTAGAACATAAGGCGAAAACAGCAAAATTAATGAAACATGTTGATAAGGCTTTAGTTGAACTAAAAGCAGAGGATGAGCGAGCCTATGATATTTTAAACATGAAGTACTTGCTACCTAAGTGTTTTGCTGATGAATACATTGCTTCGAAATACGCTGTTGATCGAAGGACGATAGGGAAGTGGATAAAAAAAGCTGTTGAACAGCTATCAGTATTTATCTTTGGAGTGGATGTTGTAATTGATTGGTTGTAAGGCGCGTTTGTGGCGCCACGAGTGTACATTAAAAGTGTTACTATGATAGCGTGAAATAAATGTGATTAATCCGCCAAGCAGACGACTCAATTTAACTTTATTGGCATGAAGTTTCTCCTTATACTACTTAACATACATTCGTCTAGCTTGGTGGATTATTCGCTTTTTGACTACACTGCCACTTTGCGGAAACAGAGAAGGCAAACAATTGGCGGCATGAAATAATGATTTCTACATTGAGCATTCCGTCTTTATGTCACTGTGGCGGAAGTAGAAGACGTGTTGCATGCGTGCGAGGTTAATGCTTAGGCAACCATGAGTGGGGCGGTGCCACTCCAGTGATTTAGGGAGGACTTAGTAAACTGGCCAACGCTAAGTATCTGACCTGAAAGCATATGTTAGGAGGTAGCTCCTCCGAGTTGACGTGTAGCATCATTGGTGATGCATCTGACTGTTAGAGTTGGAAATGAGGTCGGTTCGATCCCGGTCACGTCAATAAACATTAAGTTGGACTTGCTAGGAACACGGTAAGTTGCCTTACGCAGGCTTTGTGAGCGGTCTATGAGCAGATACATCAATGCAATCATAGTTAAATGAGTTTGCTTTGATCAGGGGCGGTACGCTGATTCAGTGTTCTTTAATACATAATCAAGATCGCTTCGGCGGTCTTTTTATTTTGGATACAAAAAAGACCACTGCTCGGCAAAGCAATGGTCTAACGCAGGATAAAAATTTGTTACAACTAAAGTTTACGACTTTAGAACCTTTATGGCAACAAAATAGACCGCTGTTTCCGCAGCGGTCAAGTGAAAAAACAAATTTTTAAAAAGGATGATACATAGAAATTATATCATTGTAACGCTTACAGGACAATGCGGAAAAGGAATATAAAAATGAGAAACTATTGGTATGTGTCACTAAACAATAAATATCCTTTACCAATGAGAGGTCAACATAAACGGGTGGTGATGTCTGTTCAGATGAAGGCGAAGTACTCGATCGTAGAAATGACCAGGGAAGCAACGCCGGTTGAGATTGATCAGTGCAAGATGGTCTATTGTGGGTTTGGTTATTGGAAAGAGGAGCATGTGCAGGAGAATATCAGTAAATACATATAGAAAGGTGGTGGAGCTAGTGTGGAAAAATGGGAGTTAGCCTATAAGGACAGACAAGAAGGTATGAAGTATAAAGATATCGCTGAGAAGTACGATGTATCCATTAACACTGTCAAAGCTTGGAAGTCTAGGAAGTGGAATAAGCAGAAACAAGCTAGTGATCCGCCACCTAAAAAGGGTGCACACAAAAAAGAAAAAGGGCGCACACAAAAAAAGTTGCAACCAGTCATAGATAATGACGATCTGACAGAGCAACAGAAAATGTTCTGTCTTTTTTATTTGCAACACTTCAATGCGACAAAAGCGTATCAGCAAGCTTACGACGTTGATTACAAGACAGCTAATGCAAACGGAAGCAGGCTGCTAGTAAATGCTAGTGTTAAAGAAGAGTTGCATAAGCTCAAAGGGGAACTGCAACATGACACCTTTGTTACAGCGAAAGACTTAGTAAAAGAATATGTTAAGCAGGCCTTTTCAGACATTACCGACTTTACTGAGTTCGGCAATCAGACAAGAGTAGAAACTGAGCTTGATGAGAATATGAAACCTGTACCTGTGTTAGACCCAGAAACAGGTGAACCAATAACTTACTTAACAACGTTTGTAGCCCTAAAAAACTCAGATGAGGTTGACGGAACGCTTATTCAGGAAGTCAAAAAAGGTAAAGATGGCGTCTCAGTTAAATTATACGACAAGCAGAAGGCCATGAGTGAATTAATGAAGTACCTTGGTGGAGACAAACTTCGTGAAGCACAAATCAGCAAAGCGCAACAATCTTCTGATGTGAACGAGACTACAGAAGATAAACTTGACGAATTAATGAATAAGATTAGTGGTGAGTTAGATGGCTCTGACTGATGTCTATTCTAAAAAACAGATTGAAGTTTTAAATCAGACCGTAAATCAAGAGTGGTTTATCGCTCTTTTACATGGAGCAAAAAGATCGGGAAAAACCAAAATTAACAACGACCTTTTCTTGTTTGAGTTGCGTAGGGTTCGTAAGATTGCTGATCGAGAGAATATCAAAGAACCAATGTATATACTTGCTGGTGTTTCTAGCGCAACTATTCAGAAAAATGTTTTACAAGAGCTTTACAACATGTATAACATCGATCCAAAGTTTGACAAACATGGAAACTTCAAACTATTTGGGGTAAAAGTAGTTCAGGCATACACCGGGAACATATCTGGGGTAGGCGCGGTTCGAGGGATGACAGCGTTTGGGGCATACATTAATGAAGCGTCTCTAGCGAAACGAGAAGTGTTTGCCGAAATCGTTTCTCGCTGTTCTGGTACTGATGCAAGGATACTTGCCGATACTAACCCTGATAACCCTGAACATTGGTTAAAAAAAGAATACATTGATAAATCTAGCAGCAATATTCGTTCATTCCATTTCCAATTAGACGACAATGTCTTTTTATCTGAGAGGTACAGAACAAATATTAAGGAAAGTACACCTAGCGGCATGTTTTACGATAGAGACATTAAAGGTTTGTGGGTCTCCGCAGATGGAGTTGTTTATCAAGATTTCGATGCGAGTAAGCATTATATTCGTTCAGATGACCTGCCAAGTCTATCAAAGTTTTATTGTGGAGTGGACTGGGGTTATGAGCATTGGGGAAGTATTGTTGTTATCGGAGAGACCGACGATGGAACAGCATTCCTAATTGAAGAACACGCAAAACAACACGAAGAAATAGATTATTGGGTAGAAATCGCGAAGGGGATTCAAGAGCGTTACGGCTCACGAGTGCCCTTCTATTGTGACTCGGCGAGACCTGAGCATGTTGCCAGGTTCAGAAGGGAACACATTGAAGCTTTTGATGGAGAAAAAGCTCGATTGAGTGGTGTTGAATCGGTAGCGAAAAGAATCAAGCAAGACAGACTATTCGTTTGTAGGGATAAAGTTAGCAAATTCCCTGGTGAAATTTATCAATATGTTTGGGATGAAAAGAAAGGCGAACCTATTAAACTGTTTGATGATGTTTTAGATGCTTTGAGATACGCAATTTATACAAATGAAGTAGTGAATGCAAAAACAGCTGAGATTGTTAATAAAGTACAATTCGGGTTTAACTAAAGGAGTGAGAAAATGGCAATTGTTGTAAACAGAGAAATAGCTGGAGATTTAAACAATCCAACTGCTGAACTGCTTAATTATTGCATCCAAGAGCATTTGAAAATGTTGAGACGGTTAGAAAAACTATCAGATTATTACGATGGCAAGCATGATATCACGAAACGTAAAAAAGAAAATGAAGCTGCACCTAATAACAAAATACTTGTCAATCATGCGAAATATGTAGTTGATATGAATGTTGGTTTCATGGTTGGAAATCCTATCTCCTATGTTTCAGATGCAAACAAAAATATCCAACCTGTATTAGATGCGTTTGACGAGTTGGATATCGTATCGCATGACACAGAACTAGAAAAAGATTTGTCTACGTTTGGTATTGCCTATGAACTGCTTTATCTTGCGAGAGGGAAAGAAGTAAATACAACCGAAATGCGTATTAAGTGTATTGATCCAAGAGGAATCTTTTTAGTTACAGATGATACCGTTGATAAGAATCCTCTATTTTCAGTGCATTACCAACCAGTGTTCGACCTACAAGGCGGAATTGATCATTATATCGTAAAGTATTATAACGACAACCGTGTTATCACTTATAAAACACAATCGAGAGAATTCGGTGAGTATTTATTAATCGATGCAAAACAGCATTTTTTCAAAAAGGTTCCGGTTATTGAATACCGGAATAACGAGGAGAAACAAGGTGATTTTGAGCAAGCTATTTCATTAATCGATGCGTATAATCTGCTCGAATCAGATCGTCTGAATGACAAAGAAGCTTTTGTAGACGCAATTCTATTTATCCGTGGTTTTACATTACAAGATGGAGATGGCGCGAAGTTGGCAAGCGAAAAAATGCTTCAAACAAGCGCTAAACCATCTGAGGTTGCTGCAGATTATCTAACAAAGGAACTAAACGAAGACGGGGTAAACCTTCTCAGAGAAGCGATCTTAGATGATATCCATAAGGTAACGTATGTCCCTAATATGAACGATGAAAAATTTGCTGGAAATATTAGCGGAGAAGCAATGAAATATAAGTTATTTGGTTTATTGCAACTTATGTCAGTTAAGTCACGTTATATGATCAAGGGGTTACGACAGCGCCTGCAACTGTTCGAAAATATCCTCAAAATTAAGGATTCATCATTAGATACAACAGGTACTAAGATTAAGTTAAAACCTAATTTGCCAGTCAACACTAGCGATATTATCAATCAGATTGTAGCAGCATATAATGCGGGCATTTTACCGCTAAAAGTTTTGCTTAGCTGGTTGCCGGACATTGACGATGTGGACGAAGTAATTGAACAACTGAATTTCGAAAAAGAGGAAAAGATCGAACTTCAGAAAAAAGCAATGGGAGTTCAAGCGCAAGATAGTAATTCAGATTTGGATGATCCGCCAGAGGAGGAAGATGATGATCAAAGCAACCTTCAAAAAGAATAACAATTCATTTATTGAGTATGAAGTTACTGGTCATGCTTATTTTGCTGAACCAGGGAAGGACATTGTTTGTGCAGGTGTTTCAGCATTATTTATTACGATTACTAATCAGATGCTATGTAAATCTTATGTGAAGTTACACGATCAACGAGTGTCAATTCTTAATCCTAATGAGATTGATAACGTATTAGTAGAAGTGTTGCTTTGCGGGTTGTATGATATTCAGCAAAAGTATCCCGAACATGTTTCGGTAGAGGTGATTGGAGCTGATTAAATGGCTCAAAAGAAACAAAAACAAGATGACTCTTATTGGCTCGATCGAAGCATCAAGCAAGAGAAGAAAATTAACGATGCTGCACAAAAAGTCGAACAAAAAGTTATATCAGCGTACCGTCAAGCTCAGAGCTATTTAACAAGACAAGCAAGAAATTTATTCAGTCGAGCAAAGCAACGGTCAGGAATGGATGAGGAAGAAACGAGAGCCTTGCTTAATCAACCTGTACAGCCTGACGAACTGGTAGAACTCAGAAAACTTGCTGATGATGTATCTAATCCTGATCTTCAAGAATCAGCAATAAAACGATTGAACGGTCTAGCGTTTAAAGAGCGAATAACAAGAGCCGAAGACTTGAAAGCTAAGTCTTTTTTAGTTTCTAAACAAATTGCTGATGTACAACTGAGCAAGTCCACCGACTTCTATATTGATGTCATACATGATTCTTATAATGAAGCAACGGCAGAAGCAGTAATTCAACAAATCGAGCAAGCGAAGAACGATTCGATTATAAATGTTTGGGATGGTCAAAAGTATGACTCACAAATAGAGACATTTAGACAAGCTAAAAAGCGTGGAGTACCAATTGAAGTTTGGAATGACCTTAAATACAGGAAAACTGATTATGAGTTTAAGGAGCTTTCCACTAAGTACACCAAGAACATCCTTGATTCCCATTGGCACGGATCGAACTATTCAAAACGGCTATGGAAAGATACTGAAGCATTGGCAAAACGTCTTGAAGAGCTGTTCACTGTTGAATCTATGACGGGCATGTCTGAGTTTGAAATGGCTAGAGCAATAGCGGGAGAATTTGACCGCTCAATTGGCGTTGCTCAGCGTTTAATACGAACCGAGGCCAATTACATGGCGAATCAAGCAAAGCTTAAAGCGTGGCAAGACAGAGGTGTTGAAGAGTATCGACTTATTGCTGTTTTAGATTTCAGGACTTCAAAAATTTGTCAGGGCAAAGACGGAAAGATTTATCTTCTTTCCGAAGCTGTTGTTAATGGAGCAGCCGGAACATACCCACCGTTTCATCCTTGGTGCAGAACGATAGCTGTTGCTTATATTGGAAAACGATCACTGGCAGGCAAACGAACAGCAAATGATCCGTTTACCAATAAAACAATGACAATTGAACAACGTGATACTTACGATGATTGGATGAAACGGCTTAAGGGAAAATATTCTGATAGAAAGATAGAAAATCAGAAGAAAAGGGTCATTAATAGAAAGAAAGATTTAATTGAATATAAGCAACTCAAAAGTGTTCTTGGGAAAGTTGAAACTCCTGAAACATTAGACGATTATCAAGATATCAAGTACGGGAATAAAAAGAGATGGCAAGATTTAAAAAAGAAGTATCGAGATAAGAGGAATAATTGACAACTAAAGGATATTTAATACAAGAGATGGAAGTCTAGTTGTTGCTAGGCTTTTTATTATGCCCTCTACTGCTCAGGGCGTTATAAATTGTAGCTGTTTCGGTGCCGACCGTAAAACGAGATTCGATTAGTCACGTAATGACTGGAGGAAAAATGAATGAAAAATAAGGAAATTATTTCTTGGAATCTTCAGCTCTTCGCAGAGGATGAACTGGCGGCCGAAGAAACAACTCTGGAGGACGAAACAAATGAAGAAATGAAGGAAAAAACTTTTACGCGTTCAGATATCGCTAAAATGATAGCAGCAGAAAAAAATAAATGGGAAAAAGAATCAAAGACTGAAATCGAGCAACGTATCGAAGAAGAAAAAAATGAAGCTGCCCGACTTGCAAAACTTTCTGAAGAGGAACGCCAAAAAGCTATCATTCAAAAAGAAAAAGATGAGTTTGAAAAAGAAAAAGCGGTTTTCCGTCAAGAACAATTGTTAGTAGAAAAGGGTAAACAGCTTCAAGAAATTGGAATTCCAAGTATTCTAGCTTCCCGTATACTAGGGAACACTGCAGAAGAAGCTATTGAGGATGTGAAGTCATTCAAATCCGAATGGGACAAAGCTTTGAAAGTAGCCGTTGACCAAGCACTATTGGACTCTGTAGACAATCCGCTGGGAGCTGGTTCGAACAAGACAGAAGCGAATCCTTTTGCTAAGGACACTTTAAACTTAACTGAGCAAGGGCGCTTATTTAAAGAAGATCCGGAACGTGCGAAAGCATTGCAATCACTAGCAAACAAAAAATAGAAATGAGGAATTAAAATGGAAAAATCATTACTAAAAATAGATCTTCAATTATTTGCCGCAAAGACAAAAATTGAAGATGTCATCGTACCTGAAGTTTTTAACAAATACGTCATTGAACGTACAGCAGAATTATCTGCTTTATATCAATCTGGAATCGTTACTAAAAATCCTGAGCTCGACGCACTTGCAACAGCTGGAGGTAAATTGATCAATATGCCATTTTGGCAAGATTTGTCTGGGGATGATGAAGTTTTATCTGACACTGATCCGCTAGATACTGATAAAATCGTTGCCAGCCAAGACGTTGCGGTTCTCTTAATGCGTGGTAAGGCTTGGAAGGCCAACGATTTGGCAAAAGCACTTTCTGGTGACGATCCAATGCGGGCTATTGGAGATTTGGTGGCTGCTTATTGGGCCCGCCGTCAGCAAGTAACGTTACTTTCTATTTTAAAAGGAATCTATGCCGCTTCTGGAACTAAAATGACTGGTAATTCATTAGATATTTCCGCGTTAACAGGGAATGCGGCTGCGTTTACTGGGGAAACATTCTTAGATGCTTCTTACAAACTAGGAGACGCAGAAGAAAAGCTAACAGCTATTGGGGTCCATTCTTCCGTTTATGCGAATCTTCGGAAACAGAACTTAATTGAATTTTCGTTGGATTCTGAGAATAAACCTATTCCAACTTACATGGGTAAACGAGTAATCGTAGATGATGGCATGCCTGTGGACGGAGATGTATTTACGTCTTATATCTTTGGACAAGGTGCCATTGGTTTAGGAAATGGCGCTGCACCAGTTCCAACTGAAACTGATCGTGTCGCATTGGCAGGAGATGATATTCTAATCAACCGTCAACATTTTATTCTTCACCCTCGTGGAGTGAAATTTAAAAATAGTTCTGTTGCAGGATCTTCACCAACAAATGCTGAATTAGGAACAGGAGCAAACTGGGAACGTGTTTATGAACCTAAAAATGTTCGAATTGTCCAATTTAAACATAAACTTTATGTTCCTAATGTTACCGTACCTGGTGGAGGCGGAAGCGGCGAATAAGAGGTGAATAAAATGAATGAGGAGTTGCTGAAACAACACACAGATGTATTGATGAATCGCCTTGATGGTGTTCAAGAACAGGAGAGAACTAAAATCAAAGCATTGCTAGAGGATGCGATTATCCTCATTCTTGATTACACTGGTCGCACTACTGAACAGATGAATGACCAGCTTTATTACTATGCCCGCCAGCTGGTCGTGATTACTTGGAATCAAGAGGGAAATGAGGGAGATACTGCTCGTTCTGAAGGTGGTATCTCTCACACGTTCATTACTGATATTCCTGATAAATTGAAATCCGGGCTGAACAATCACCGATTGGGAAAGGTCGTGAGTTTCTATGCGCCTAAGGAAACGTGATCTTACAACTGTTTTCCATAAGGAACGTCTGACTGGTCAGGATGATGAAGGGAACTCTCAAACAGGGTTTTCCGACGATTCCACCGAACTAGAGATGAATGTTCAATCTGCGGGCGGACAAGTCATGGCTTCTGTATATGGTCAAAGCCTTCCTTACATCAAGTCCTGTAAATATCAGGGCGACAAAATCAAAGAAGGGAAAAATGAAAAAGATGGCATATGTCTTTATGTGAGTAAAGATAAAGCACCAGACTATGAAATTGTAGCCATTCAAACATTTTCCACTCATTGCAATGTGACCTTGAAGAAACTAGGTGATGAAGATGGGCGTTGAGTTCAGAGGTGCTGACCGTTTGATGTCGAAAATACGAGCGATTCCAAAAGTGATGGAAGATGCTGTTTTCGAAGCAACATTTGACATTGTAGATGAAACTGTAGCGAGAGCATCAAGTCGTCTGCAATCGTCAATTAAGTATGGATCAGGCGAATTAAGCGGCTCTCCAAAACAAGAAGTCGTAATTGATGGTAAAGGCAAAGTAATCGGTCGTGTGTGGTCAGACAAGATTGAAGCGTTGTTTCGTGAATTTGGTACTGGACCTGTTGGGGCCGAATCTCCAAAAGATTTGCCACCAGGAGTCAATCCAGTCTATACAACTGAACGGTGGTTTATCCCTGTCCATAAAACACCAGTTGATCTTGAGACAGTGTACGGCATTCCAAGAGTAACTATCAAAGGTCAAGACTTCTTTATGACTCGTGGGCAGCCGGCTAGGCCTTGGCTATATCCGTCAATGAAAGAAGTAGTTGAAATGGCTGCTGACATTTATAAAGATCGTGTGCAGGAAGGACTGAGAAAACTATGACAGAGCGTTATAACATAAAGTCTGATATTGTTACTCAGTTGAAAAAGGTTACTGAGCTAAAGCTCGTATCTGCTGAATATCCCAATACATGGTCGCAAATGCCTGCAGCAATTTATTCGACAAAAGCAAAACCACACAAGAAAGATATTTCCGACAACGAAGCATTAACTGAATGGACAGTAAAAGTTGATTTATATGGAAACAAATCATTATCAGAAATACAGAGTGAAATAATCAAAGTTTTGAAAGAAATAGGATTTAAAAATATAGCCAGTGATGATGGCAATCAAGATGCATTGAAGCGTTCGATTCTAACATTCCGAGGAGTGGTAGATAACCGAACGCTTTTTGTATACCAATAATTAGGAGGAAATACCATGAAGAAAACAATTTTACCGTTAAACTTACAATTATTTGCCGGGTTGTTGACTAAGGATACAAAGCTTTCAATGAAGCAAGGAACAGGTGAAAGCGCAACTTTCAAAGAAATCGAAGGTTTGCAGGCAGTGCCTGAAATTGGAGGGGATCCAGAACAAGTCGATGTTACGACATTAAAAGATGCTAATAAGAAGTATATTTCGGGGATTCAAGATATGGATTCGCTAGAGTTCACTTTCTTATATGACAAAACCGTATTCTCTGGATTGAAAGCTGTTCAAACCTCTGGAAAAGAAGCGCAATTTGAATTGGAGTACCCAGACGGAGCGGTCTGCACATTTACTGGCGGCGTGACTGTGAAAATGGGATCAGGTGAAGTAAACGGAGCCTATCAATTTACCCTGTCTGTTACAGTTTCAGATGGTCCGGACTGGGCGTAAACGTTTAACGAAAACTATACGGGCTAGGGATAATTCTCTGGCCTTATTTAATTCTTAGGAGGAAAAAACAATATGAAACCAATGAAAGTGGATTTTGGAGCAAAAACGTTATCTCTTGTACTAGATGGAAGTGCGACTGTAGACATTGAGAAGAAATTAGGAAAATCGTTGTTCGGAATTATGATGACTGGTAACGGTGGAATGAAAATGCCTCGCTTAGGAGAAATGCTAACCATTTTGCATTCAGCGAACCAAACAGCAAACATTAAGTCTGCGGATATGACGAAACTATATGATGAATATATTTCTAAGGGCGGATCGATGATGAAGCTATTCGAAGTCATCCAAGAATTGATGGAGAAGGCAGGTTTTTTCGAGTCGGAAACGACGGACGAAGAAGACCTAGTTGGGGAAGAGAAAAACGAGGAAGAGAGTCTAGTATAGGTTTCTCTTCCTTTTCTGATTTGCTCCAAGAGATGTATCCCAAAGCAGTAGAAGCTGGAATACCTGCGGAAAAATACTGGTCAATGACCTATGAAGAAATTGTTCTACAAGCTGAAGCAAACGTTGCGATTAGAAAGCAGCAGCTAGAAGAAAAAGCCATGATGGATTATAAAGCAGCACAATTGAATGCATATGGTTTTAATGATCCGAAGAAAATGCCTAAACCAGATCAACACTATCCATTCTTGAAAAAGGAAGATAAGCAAGAACCGACGAATCAACCACAAGCATGGGAGATCAATAAAGCGCGTATGCTCGAACGGACGGAACTAATCAAGGCTACCCGACAACGCAAAAATAAACAGGAAAAGGAGGGGATAGATCATGGAACTGGATAGACTTGAAGTCGTCTTCGATGGCGACCTGAGTCCTATTGAGGAAAAGGTCGCTCGATTTGAACAAAAGATGGACTCAATGATGAGTCGAGTCAAAGGTTCATCTAGTCAAGGAATGGATGCGGTAGAAAAAAACTTATCGGATTCTAAAGGGTTCGATAAGTTTACCAAGCAAATTGAGAAAATGAATTCAAATTTTGATTCTATGTTGAAGCGGATGAATCAGTCTGCGTCAAGCAATGGTGAAGAAGTTGGAAAATCACTTTCTGCAGGTGTCTCTAAAGGCGCTGTCAAAATGACGAAAGATGTCCAAACGGCAGTTGATAAAGTGAACACGCAAATGCAGCAAGCGAAAGCAGCACAACAACGAATTTCTAATTTGCAGGCTAATAAAAACGGTGCTCGATTATCTGGTGATACGAAAAGTGAGTCTAGAATAGGCGAACAAATTTCCAAAGCACAAATTCAGATGAACAAGTCACAACAACAGGCGCAATCAATTGTGAGAGGCTTAAAATCCGAGTATGACGCTATCCCCAACTCCTTATCAAGCATTTCGTCGAAGATGGAAGGCAACGAACGTCAAATCGAGTCTATGAGAGCCAAAGTCAAGTCGCTGAAAAATGAAATGAAGATGCAACAAACAGAAACAGGAAGCTTTGCATCCGGCAAGTGGAAAGCAACAGGCATTCAAGATACGCCACAATCAACAAAAACTGCTGAAGCGATAACCAAACAATCAGCGAAAATGGAGAAGTTGATTGCAGACAATGATGCTTTACAACGTTCATATGCTCAGTTGGAAGATCGATCGGGCATTTTAAAGACAGCCTTGTCTGGTGTAAACACGGAACTTAGTGAACAGCCTGTTAAGGCACGTATGGCGGCCAATGGGATGAGAAACCTTTCAGGATCAACGAGACAATCTGGAGGGCTATTCTCTAGGTTCAAAAATCTTGTAAGTAATTCTTTCAGTGGTTTTGGCAATCTTTTTGATCGACAATCAAAGCAAGTCACTAACGGAACATCTAGAATGTCTCAGGGTATGAGCGGTTTTGGCCGATCCATGAAAATGCTATGGTCACAGTTGTTCTTGTTCACTTTCTTGTATCAAGGAGTTATGACACTAGCAGGAGGGCTTTTTAAAGCGTTACAAACGAACGCACAGTTTTCAGCTAGTTTAAATCAAATAAAAGTCAATTTACTAACGGCGTTTTATCCAATCTACCAAGCAGCGTTACCAGCGATAAATGCATTAATGTCAGCATTAGCTAAAGTTACGGGCTACATTGCTGGATTTATATCCACGCTTTTCGGAATGAACATCGGCGATGCATTTAATGGAGCGCAAGGATTAATGAACAACGTGCAAGCCCTAGATGATACGGGTAATGCTGCATCTGATGCATCAGACGGATACGATGAGATGGCACAATCCATACGTGATTCTAATAAGCAACTAAAAGCACAACATGACCAAACTGAAGCGGCAAGAAAAAAAGTCAAAGAATATAAACGATTACTAGCAGGGTTTGACGAATTAAATATTTTAGATTTTAGCAATGACTCTGATGAAGATTTCTCGGACCCTTTTGTACCGCAAGAAATTCCTTCGAAACCTAAGAATCCTAATGCTGGAGGGAGTAAAGCGCCTTGGGCTGATTTTGGTTCAGCAACAGTTCCAGAAACGCCCAAATGGTTAACGGACTTTGCCAAAAAATTTAAAGATATTATGTCTCAACTTTTTGACCCTATAAAAAAAGCCTGGGATGCACAAGGTCAAAAAGTCATTGACGCATGGAAATACGCTCTTAGAGAAGTTGTCGGATTGATTCAAGCGATAGGTAAATCGTTCATGGAAGTTTGGACCAATGGAACCGGGCAAAGGTTTGTTGAGAATCTTCTAATCCTCTTGGCAGATGTACTAAGTATTATTGGGGATATTGCAGGTGCCTTTAAGAGAGCTTGGGAAGACAATGGTCGAGGAACAGCATTAATCCAATCGATTTTCGATATGTTCAACTCTATATTAGAGTTGCTCCATCAAATTGCAGTATCATTTAGAAACGCTTGGAATGACGGAGTGGGCGAACGTATAGCAGCAAATATTCTTGAAATATTTACAAACATCAACAATACTATTAGCAATTTGGCCGATCGTCTTTCAATTGCGTGGCAAACTGGAAACATCGGTGAATCGATATTTAGACGTATTTTAGGTATTATTGAAGGTTTACTAGTAAATATTAATAATATTACGAAAGCAACAGCTGAATGGGCTAAAAAGCTCGATTTCACCCCTTTGTTACAGTCAATAGATGGATTGTTGAAATCAATACAGCCGTTAACCAAGAATATCGGTGCTGGTCTGGAATGGTTTTATAAAAATGTTCTATTGCCATTAGCAGGCTTTACAATAGAAAAGCTGATTCCAGCATTCTTTGATGCGTTGGCGGGAGCGATTGATCTCGTAAATGGCATTATAAATGGTTGTAAACCGGCTTTTGATTTCTTGTGGAACTCTATATTAAAACCACTAGCTGAATGGACCGGAGGTGTCATAGTAGATGTCTTGAAAAAGCTAGGGGATACTCTTTCAAACATTGGTAATTGGATATCAGAACACCAAGAAGGTTTTTCAAACTTTGTAATAGTTATCGGATCATTTGCTACAGCATTAGGACTGGTAAATGCAGCGCTAGCAATTTGGAACACAGTTGCGGTTATTGCCACGGGAGTTACTGGAGCTTTAGGGGCAGCTATTGCTTTTCTTACTAGTCCAATTGGGATTGTAGTAATAGTCATTGGCACTTTAATTGCGGCTGGAGTACTACTTTATAAGAATTGGGACGTTATCGAAGAGAAAGCTGGACAATTAAAAGATTGGATCGGCGAAAAATGGGATGCAATAAAAAATGCAACCTCAACGGCTTGGGATAACGTAAAGAATTGGACATCAGAAAAATGGGAAGCTGCAAAGAATGCAGTTACTTCAAAAGCCAATGATATTTATAATGCTGCTAGAGATAAATTTACCAACACAGCTAACACTGTTCGTGATAAGGCAGGACAGGCAAAAGATTGGGCAGAAGAGAAGTTCAGAAATCTCGCAGATGGAACAAAAAGTAAATTT